GTACGGCTTCAACATCTTCCCCAACATGGGGTACATGATGGCCGACGTGTTCCGCAACTCCGAGGACCCCAAGCGTGGCGTGACGCCGACCAAGGCTGCGCTGCACATGACCTCGGTCATCTTCGGCTCGGTCAACCCCTTCGGTGGTTCGGTGGACGTGAGCGACGGCGTGCAGGTGCTTCTGGCGGCCTCCCCCACACTGGTCGACCTGCCGATCCAGATCATCAACGAGCGCGGTACGTTTGGCCGCCCGTCTGCGCCAATGGCTTGGGATCGCCGGCCGGACTCCGAGCGCATGTTCGCCTCGCAGCAGGGCACCGTGCCTGCCAAGATCGCCAAGACGCTCAACGAGCTGGGCGGTGGCGACGAGGCAAAGGCCGGCAGTATTCTGGGCATCGAGACATCGATTACGCCAGGCACCATCGACACGCTCATCCGCGGCACCACCGGCGGCCTGGGGGCGTTCGTCGAGCAGACGGCCACCTCGGTGTCTGCCATGGCAGGCGACAAGGACATCAAGGCCGGCAAGGTGCCGTTCCTCAACAAGTTCTACGGCGAGGTGGACGAGGACGCCAACATCCGTTCAGCCGGCGAGCGCATGCGCGAGGTCAAGCGCGTTGTCAACGAGGACAAGGATCGGAAGAGATTTGAGAAAACTCAGTCGGAAGAAAAGTCGACTGCTGTCGATCGCATGACTGCTGTTCGGGACCTTGTTGACGCTGTTTCCACGGATCTTGATTCAGACCTCAAGATGCAAGACGGCGAAGCCAAACTGCTTGCGCTAGCAAAGACCCAAAAGGGTTACGAGAAAGCGCAGACGGAAATGCGCAAGCTGGAGATTTCTTTGGTGAGCGACGATTCGCTGACAGACGCAGAGAAAAGGCTGTATCGCCAGCGCATCCAGGCTGAGCGGGATAGGCTGGCGACCAAGGTCAACAAGGCGTATCTCAATCTGCCCGGTCAGTGACCTCCACCCGCTCGTCGTAGGTCACCGTCGAGGTGTCGCCCAGGCGCCACTTCGCGGTGTTCTCCACGCGGTAGGTTTGCGTGCAGACCTTGAAGTCGGGCATGCGCAGCTCGCTGTGGGTGATCGCCGGGTCGAAGAACCTGCAGCGGTTGTTCGGCTGCAGGGCGAACTGGCCGTTGTCCAGGCGCAGCATGTTGAACGACTTGTGCTCCTCCGGCGTCTCGGCAAAGCCGAAGTCTGGGATCCGCGGGTCGGGGTTGCACGAGTCAATCGTCAGCATGAACTCGCCCTGGTGAAGCTGCTTGTCCTTGCCGAAGAACTCAGCGCGCAGTCCCTTGAGGAAAGGCTTGTCGATCACCTCGATGTGGTAGCTCATGCAGTCCCATATCTGGAGCACGTCCAGCGGTAGCTGGTCATCCTCCTCGAGGACGTCGTGCCACACGAACGCGCTCAGCGGGAGCTTGTCGTACAGCGCGCCGAACTCCGGCAGGTAGGTCTCGAAGCGAAAGGCCTGGCCGCGGATGGACTTTGCGCTGACCCAGATCCCTTCGATGAGCTGGCCGGCCCGGCCCGGATCGTGGTCGTAGAGGTACTCGGCGCGCACGAAGACCTTCTCTGGCGGCAGTGGACAGACAAAGCTCATGCTGCCTCCTTGACGAAGACGCCAGATGGCAGCAGTGTGCCCTTGCGGTTCTTGATTTCGTCGTATGCGCCGGCCAGACAGTCGACCATGTCGATGTCTAGCAGGGCGCACATGTTGATCAGGCACACCAGGGTGTCGCCGACGGCGTCCTTGGTGGCGGCCAGATCCTTCTTGTTGATGGCGTCGGCCAGCTCGCCCATCTCCGACACAGCCTTCAGGAACTGAGCCTGCGCCGTGCTGTTCGGGATGATGCGCCTGGCCTCAGCCCAGCGGATGACATCCATCTCGACTTCGCGGTAGCTGCTGCGGTTCATTCTTCCCTCGCTTTCAGCATGGCGTCGGCCATCTTGTAGGCGCCCCTAGCTACGGCGGCAACGTCAAAGACGTTTAAGTTAGCGTTTCCAATGAACGCCTGCATAGCCTTCGCCGCGAAGTAGTCGCGCAGGGTCATGCCTGTGTAAACGTTGCGTTGCCTTCCGTCGTCAAAGACAAACGGAAACGCCGGCCCGCCGAATGGCAAATTCGATTCATGTCGCCTCATACCTCACCCCCTTCACTGTCGGCTGCGGTCTTGGCGCGCAGCCACTGCGGCAAGATCGGGTAGACCTTGCCGTCGTGGTCGATCAGCGCCGGCTCGGTGACGTTGTCGTTCCGGGTGACGTGGCAGCCGTGGATCTCGCCAGGCTCGAACCCGGGCGCGACGCCCAGCTCATTGCGGACCTCCTCCATCCACCAGCCGGGCGCGGCGATGACCGGCAGCGGAGTCTCGCCCCACTTCTCCGGGGGGATCTTCTCCTTCAGCGCCTGCAGTGCGTGCTGCACGTTGGCGATGGCGTAAGTGGCGCTCATGTTTTCTCCAAAAAATCCTTACGGGGGTTGTGCCCAGCATTGATGATGCCCGCTGGGTGATGGGCGTCTTTGGTCTCCAACTCAATGAGTTTGTCGAGGTAGTGCCTGGCCTTGCGCAGGTCCTCCACGCCGGCCTTGTCGCGCCAGCGACTGACGTACTTCACGACGTTGCCCTCGAAGAAGCCGAGGCCATTGGCCGCGATGTAGTCCCAAGGCTGGATGGGTTGGCGCTTGTAATGGTCGCCGGCCACTTGTGTGTCGTTTGCGTTCATGGTCAGAAGGGAATGAAATCGTAGGACCACTCGTCGCATCCGGCCGCCACCACCTCGGGCGGCGGATCGACCTCGAACTTCTTGCAGTGGGGGCGGCCGTAATAGACGTAGTGCTCGCAGCTCTGGCAGTGCACTTTGATCGAGCGCAGCCTGTCGAGCTCGCGCTCGTGCAGCTCGACGCGGATGTTCAGTTCGGTCTTGGTCATGCTGGTTGAGCCTCGTGAGTTGCAATCCACTTGTAACCGACGATGCTCGGGTACTTGCTGCCCCTGGCCACCAAGAGCTGCTCCGGCTTGCGGATGATGTTTTGGTCATAGCGCAGCCACTCGATCGCCTCCTCGGAGCTGGAGGGGATGAAGTCGATCTTGGTCCTCGCTCGCCACCAGGCCTCGGCCTTCTTCCTTGCGTAGCCATCGTGCGACAGGCACACCCACTCACTGACGGCTCGCAGCATGCCGGCGTAGTAGTCCACCCTCAGGCTTTGAGGGCTGCCAGGCTTGATGTGCAGGACGTACCGCACGTCAGTCACTGGCACGGTCTCGAACCATTCCTTCTGATCGCTGAGAATGGCTGCGCTCGAGGCGCGATCGCCGTGCTTGATGCGCTCAGGCTCGGGGAACTCAAAGCCGCAGTCGATGCACTCCGGCGAGGCCGCAGGGTTCTGGCTGCCGCACTCAGGGCACAGCTTGCTGGGAGCCTCGCCTTTGCGCTTGGTGCTGGGCATGCGTCCCTTGACCTCGTCGACCGGGCCCATCTCGATCGTGGTGTCGGTGAAGTCCGCCCACAGGCAGTCGGTCTTCCCTTCGGCGATCCGCATCCCGCGGCCGGCGATCTGGACGTACAGCACCGGGCTCTTGGTGGCGCGCAGCAGGGCGATGAAGTCCACCTCCGGGACGTCGAAGCCTGTGGTCAGCACGGCCACGTTCACCAGGCAGCGGATCCTGCCCCCGCGGAAGGCCGCAATCAGGGCTGCACGCTCTTGTTTCGGGGTCTCTGAGCTCACCACAGCGGCCGCCACTCCGCGGCGCTGTAGCGCGTCCCTGACGTGCTCTGCGTGCTCGATCGTCACGGCGAACACCAGCCACCGCTTGCGGTCGCGGGCGAGCTCGACGATCTCCTGGCAGGTGGCCTCGACGAGGTCGGCCCTGTCGGTCACCTTGGCCAGCTCGCTGATGACGTAGTCGTCGCCCGAGGTGCGCACGTCGCGTGCGTCCACCCTGGCCACGGTCGGAGCCGGCACCAGGGGCGACAGAAACTTCAGCTCCAGCAGCTCCTTCATTGTCACGCGGGTGGCGATGTTGGTGAACAGCGCGTCGTCGCCTGCGGTCAGCCACACGCCGTTGCCGCGGAAGGGCGTGCCGGTCCAGCCGATCACGCGGGTGTGCGGGTTGTAGCGGGCCAGGTCGCTGATGAAGGAGCGCCACATGCCGGCCTCCTTCGGGTTGATCAGGTGGCACTCGTCGGCCAGCACGATGTCGATGCGGCCGAGGTTGTGCGCCTGCTTGTAGATGCTGCCGATCGTGGCGTAGGTGAGCTGGCGCCCCATCTGCTTCTTGCCGATGGCCGCCGAGTACAGGCCCACGTCCGCGGTCGGCCAGATCTTGAGCAGCTTCTCGATGTTCTGCTCGAGCAGCTCCTTCTGGTGGACCAGCACCAGCACCCTGGTTCCCGGGTGCTCTGCGTCAGCGCGCTGCGCCAGGGCCGCGATCATCAGGCTCTTGCCGGCGCCGACGCACGCCTCGACGATGGGGTTGCCGCCCCCGTGCTTGTTGAACCATGCCCAGATCTCGTCCAGGGCGCGGGCTTGGTAGGGGCGCAGCTTCATGCCACGACCCTCGCCGTGGTGATGCCGTGCGCCCGCAGCGCTGCCGTCATGGCCGCCGCATCGGCGAGCATCTCCTTCTGCTTGCAGGCCTTGATCTCCAGCGAGCTCAGCGCGCCGTCGCCCTGGCCGTTGGCGAACGTGCCGTGCTCGTGGTCGTACACGACATCACCATTGACATAGTCCTTCTGCGTCGCGAAGCGCTCGAGTAGGATGGGGATGTAGCGGTGCGTGCGGCACTGGTGCGACTCGCGCTGGGCGATCAGGCCCACCTCGCCGAACTCGCGGCAGTTCCACTTGCCGTCCTCGCCATCGACCACGGGCGTGCTGTGCGCGCAGGTGCGGCAGTTGACGTCGGGCGCCTCCTCGCCGTGGCACAGACTGTGGAAGTCGCACATCTTGCAGACGTACCAGCTCGGGTCGTTTGAGCACCGAAGCGGCGGTTCGGCCGCAGTGATCACGCGCTCGGCGCGGGCCATGATCTTGGCGAACTCGACCTCGTCGAAGTGGACCCATTCAGCATAGAGCTCGCTGGTGTCCTTGTTCTCCGCGATGTACATGGCGCGGGCCATGCCGGTCATGCCCATGTAGGTTTGCATCTGAGCCCAGTGCTGCGGCTTGGACTTCTGCACGCCATCCTTCAGGGCCGCGAACGACTTCGCGTTGTGGGTCTTGAACTCGACGACGGCCCAGGCCTTGGGCGCCTCGGGGAAGCCTCGTGCGGCGCCGTCCATGCTGCCGCCGAAGTGACCGCCGACAGCGGACACGCGCCACTGCTTGCCGTCTGGC